TACGTTGTAGTCGTACCGCCAAAGCTTCGAGAATGGTTCTGCAAGCTGCTGCGGTACCGGATTGGAGATAGGCCGACCCTGCCAGAATTTGTCAGGCTCGTAAGTGTATTGGATATTCCATTCGTTATTGAAGGGCTCCGCCAATTCCTCAGGAATCTGGTTATACGTCGGGGCACCTTGCCAACCGACCCAATCCACATTATAGTCGTAGCGCCACAGTTTGGAGAACGGCTCCGCCAACTGCCACGGTATTGGATTAGATGTTGGTTTGCCTTGCCAATACTTATCGGGTTCGTACGTATATTGGATGTTCCATTCATTATTGAATGGTTCCGCCAACTGCCAGAGTGGAGGATTATCCGTCGGTGTACCTTGCCAATACTTATCGGGTTCGTAATCATACCGCCATAGTTTGTAGAATGGTTTGACCAGCTGTATCAAGGCCGTGTTATCAGTCGGTGTACCCTGCCACTTGTTCGGATACTCGACATCGTAGTCCCAACGCCACAATTTAGTTGGTACTTGCCCTCCTGCACCAAACATCCGCTGTTGGGTCAGTAGACCGATTATAGCAGATGGATCTGGGTTACCTGGCCAGAAGGATGCGCCGGAGTCCCAGTTCTGATATCTAGACCAGAACTTCTCTTGTACCTGCCCACCGCCCCCGTGAATTCTCTGCTGGGTCAGTAGCGATATAACTGCGGAATTCTCAGGGCAGCCTTCCCAGAAAGGTTCCGGAACGTACTGAGTTCTAGATCGCCAATCATTGAACTTAGGCCCGGGGACTTTGCCAAAGAGGGTCTGATAAGTAGCGAGTGCTCCTAGAGCTCGGGGAGGCTCTTCTGCCTTCGGAACGATAAACGGCGCACGAACGATGCCGGTAGTGATAGTGCTACCAGCAGGAACGAACCCTACAACAAACGCAGCCCATGGAGACGATCTATTGGAGGTCGGCGCATACGTCTTCGCAGCGCTGGCCGTTTGGTTGCCACCGATGATTGACGACGCAGCGGCAGTCGTATTCTGAGCCAATCCACCGGTAGTCGTCCAGGTAGCATCCTGCGTCCAGGTAACCGCTGCGGAGCCTTTCTGCGTGCCGAATCCGATCAATAGGCTACTGGCAAACTGCGGGGTCCCAGATGCCCCAGAACTTAGCGCGGTGCCAGTTCCCGTAGCACGTACAGTGACTACATCGTCGAGAGGCTGGTTAGCATCCTGCCCTGTCGCATACATCGCTGAGAAGGCGGTCGTGGCAGCGGTTGTATTCCTATTGTAGGTAATCGACGTGACGGTGGATGGGTTATTACTAAAGAAATACACCCCGGCTACGCCGTTAGCGACAGCGTTATTATTTTGCGCGGAGGTGATCATCGCCAACTCGTCACCCGCGCTATCCTGGAAGAAACCCGGGAACTGCTGGCTAGAGTCGGACTCGTCAACGCCTACGATAATGAGAGACCCTGATGGGATACTTATGCTTGAAAGAACGAGCGTTGCGCCCGTTGCGCCTTCTACGCTGCCAAGGTCCGTTAGGGCCCACGTCATTTCAATAGCTCTTGCTCGATATTTACAAGGCCGTAAGTTCTCTGTGCCCGCGGATCGTTAGCATCGACCTTCTCGAAGGTCGGTTGGAGCTCAGGCTTCGTGCCGAAGGTATGCCAACCGTGAGGCTTCCCCTGCTCGTCTAGCATCACGTGCAGCGTGTTCTTGCCGTGGTGAGTATGAAGTGCAGGTCCATCTAGGTGTGTAGGATCGCTTGGACAGACGATCCGGAACACCCGCCTCTGCGGATCCTTCGCGTAATAGACGATGCCTACCTGAGCCATAGTGTCACATAAAGATGGTTGGTGTTCCAGGTTGGAGCATTCCGACGGATTCAGTTATCGCGACCCATCCGAAGGCCATCGATCCTGAAGTACCTCCTCGCACTACGTAGCAGATGTCGTCGGTCGGCCCAAAAACGTCGGTGTGGGTAGAATCCTCGAAGAAGCCTACAGTCGAGGCAGGGACCGATATAGTCTGGTTGCCATCAGCACCGTTCTTCCTAACCTTATGTGTTGTCGCTGCTGTGTACGTATTGGCAGAGACCCTCATACGGAAGTTGCTCGTCGTCACGTTGAATCCGTGCTGAATCTTCTGGGTAGATTCCGTAGTCGAAATGCCAGGACTACCAGTGAACGCATAGAATTGATCTGACGCGCTAAAAGAGAAGGAAGCCGATGTGCCGCTTATCATCTCAGACAGGTTAAATGTATCATAGGCGAAGAACGCCGTTGCTGTTATAACTCCGGCGCTTGCTCCCCCCGTCTGTTCATAGCATAGTGCGTCACCCGATATGAACGAATCTGTGTGGGTGGTGTCCTCGAACGCCCCAGTAGTACTGGCCGTAGACGTCACGGTCTGGTTGCCCGCAATGCCATTCTTTAGTGAGATCATCGTAAGGACGGAGGTGGTCGCCGTGCTGATAGTCATGGCCATATTTTGCCATGTTCCCCTCGACCGCATAACTACGGAGGCAGCGACTATTGAGCTTGCTTGGGACGTCGCGGCTTGGATTGGCAGAAAAATTTGAGCCCCGGGAATTACGCCGCCGAATCCAAGAATTTGAACGTGTCCGTTATCGGCCGTGAAGGTGAACTTCCCTACAAGTGGAATAAACGCTGTGCCGGCGCCGTTCAACTGGAAATCAATCGTATCCCCGATAGCATATCTGTCCTGGTGTGTAGTATCATAGACGGCCCCTGCAGTACTATCGGGTGGAGCTGCGACGTTGCCGGCATTCGCGGAATTCTGTCGGAGCTGAACCGAACGGCCCGTACCGTTAGCGTCGAAGTTAACCCCGAGCCTATCGACAAGCCCGGAGAACCGCATCGTTACGCTCTTATTGGCTTCGACCGATCCGTCAGAGGATGATAGCGCAGATACAGGAAAACTGAAATTGCCCAGCGTTACAGCCGTGGCCCGACCGAACCCACAGATGGTCGTTCCCATTACAAAGGTCCCGGCGTAGGTAGAGTCGTGTCGAGTACGAACTGTATCCCAGGAAACTGAGCTTGAAGGTTTAGAAGGCTCTGAACGCTTGGTAGTGAGGAGGCTTTGATAGTGATAACGCCCGTGTTCTGATCGATAGCCCAACCGGTACGAGCCGTAGGGACATCAGCAGCCATCGCAGCTTGCGCCTTATTCTTGTTCTGGTTCTCGGCGAGCACATTGGCTAGATGGGTTGCGCTGTTAGCAACGGCTGCATGACGAGTGCAGACTTTATGGGTGCGCAAGAACGTAAAGTTCCCGTCATCACTGTATTCAATGGAGCAGCCGCAGGTATCAGGGGACCAAAGTGTCATCGTTCTTCTCTAACCGTTGAACAGGTGGCATGGGAGTTCCTGGGAGCCCAGTCGACATTGGCTTCGGAGTTTCGTGGGACATAATATCGAGGAAGCAACCATCGCAGAAGATCGGATCGTAGTTTGGATCCTGAATCATTAGCTTCTTCCGAAGCGGTTCGTACTCGATTGAGTCACGTAGCTTACCCGATCTTCGGAGCTTCGCTACAAACGGGTTCCTGCACCGCTCGCAGATATACGTGTCAGGCCCGAGTCCCGATTGACCGTCCCGTGGTGATGGGCGTGAATAGTCACCGAAGATATAGTCGTATATTGACATGGCTTACTCCGGCCAAAAGATTGCATTGCGTGGATCGGGGAGCGCCTCCATCCGGTAACCTGGAAGCATTGCCTGAATGTCGGACACGTTAGACATCCAAACCTCCATGAAGACCAGTGGACGACAACGCTCGATCGTCTTGACAGCACCTGCCAACGCCCTGGATTCCATGCCCTCAATATCCAGCTTAATGAACCCGACATCCAAGCCGAGAGAGTCGATCGTAACCTCCGGAACATACTCCCTTGGGTGAGATCCTCCGGGCTGGTTCAGCAGGTTCAACGTGGACATTGCATTGTCGGAATCTACTTCGAGCTGAGCAACTTCAATCTGCCCAATCCTGTTGGATAGAGCTTGATTCTTTGCATGGACGTTGTGTCGATTGTTGAGTGCGATATTTCCACACAGAGCATAGAACAGGCGACGTTGCGGCTCAAACGAATACACTTCCCCCCAGCCATGCAGTGTCTTTGCGAGAGCTAATGTCCAAGTCCCAACATTCGCACCGCCATCGATCGCTACAATCCTTCCCTGGCGTTGCTGCCGGAGAGCCGCTACCCAGGGCATCATCTGCTTGATTTCCTCAGGTTCGTGGGCCCCTGTGTTGAGGATCTCATTGGATGCCCCACGGCTGTCCCAGCGCATTACGATCATTGGTCCGTGGACAGTCGAGCCTAACACATAGGACAGGTTTCGCAGATCGGAGGTAGTCATTCTGCTGCCTCCGACCTTGCTACGTGCTCATTGACCCACTTGTCGAAGTCGGCGAAAAGTTGCTTAACCGTCTCGTCCCAGCTTAGAGGGGACTTTTGTCGGTAGAAGACCATACTGTCGTAGAACTTGAGAGCGCCTGGATAAGTAGTGATTTCGTCGTACCTGACAAGATTCCACACAGGAAAGCCGCAAGCCCCGGCAAGATGTGCGACAGAGGTGTCAACGCTAATGATAAGGTCGAGCTGTTGCATTAGTCTCGCCGTGTCGCCTAAATCCTCCACCTGATCCATCGGGTTTACTAAATTAAGGCGCCGCATAACGGTTGGATCCGAGCGGTCCAACTGAAGCGAAACGAACGTGACGCTCTCCTTGTGCTCAAACAGGGGGTCTAGTGCAGCCAGCGGGATTGATTTGGCTTTCTGGATTCGGTCAGTCCATTTTTGGAGTGGCCGCTTACCAGAGAGCCAACACAGACCGACCTTCAACCCTTTAGGCAGGTCGAAGGGCGGGCCGAACTGCGGTACTAGATACCCCCTCTTATAGGGAATATTTGTCGGGTTGATATCCAAAAACTGCGGCAAATCGCTAATGCCGACACAGAAATCCACCTTGGTTGGCGGATGATCATACTGCGGGATCACCGTAATATTGCGGCCCTGTAATGAGTTCTTGATGATTCGGTACGTCGCAGGGCGAGCTCCAAGGATGATATTGGCCGCTGGGTAGCGATCCCTTAAGGCAAGAGCGTACCGAAGATCGAGGATCTCGTCACCGAGCCCCCCTTCCGGATACACAAGAATAGTCTTGCTAAGTGGGTTTTGTCCGTCCCACGCCTTGTAATACTGGCGTGTAATGCAGGTTAACGGCCCTTTATGGCGCCAGTACATCTCGCGATAACCGGCCTTCCAGTCACCGAGAGCGATTTGTACCCGACCGAGATTCTCATGTGCGCCGTGATCTCGTGGGTTGCACTCAATCGCCTTCTCATACTGTTTCTTGGCGTCTTCCAATCTCATCAGTCGGATGTATAAGTCACCAAGATCCTGGTGAACCTCGTAGGCAGAGCCAAACTTAAGCGCCTCCAAGAAGCAATGTTCCGCCTCCTCGAGTTCGTTCAGCCTACCGCAAATTACTCCTCTGTTACACCAGAGTGCTTGGGTCTTCTCGACGCTAAGAGCTTGGTTGAGATGCATCAACGCATTGAAGGGTCTACCGAGTCGATCCTCGATAAGACCCCTCATATGCCAAGCGCCGACGTGATTATTCTGTTCGAAGATCGCCTGCTCAAACAACTCAAGGGCGTCTTCGTAGAGCCCCTTGCCGCTAGCGACTAGACCATCTTCGTAGAGCTTGTCCGCGTTCATTGGAACCTCCCGTGGCAGCGGTCCCCATAGACTGAATGCCTATGGGGAAATCGGGGGAACCGATATCAGCGACTGGGACGCTTATAGCGGCTCGTAGATGATGTGCGAGCCAATGGCACCAGGAGTACCACCGGTAAACGCACTGAGCGAAGCTTCACCGTTCGAAGCGGTGTTGCCGAGGATGACAGGACACTCGTCCCACTTGTTCGCGCGCCAGAAAAACACGCCACCGAAGGCGTTCAGCGAGCAGTTCATCAAGTGGAGGGTCGACGAGCGTTGCGGCTTGGTAGTACCTTGGTTTCCTGTCACTGGAGGCGCAGCAAGCGCTGCAGTGGCGGGATCCATATAGGTGTCCATTACGCCGGCGCCAGAAGTCGGTGTGACCGCGACTGTCGAGTCACGGCTGAAGAGCATAAACGTCGGCGAAGAAGACGACGCAGCTTGCCCGGAGATCGAAATCTCGTGGACCTTCAGCTGTTGGGTCGACGAACCACCTGCCAGGAATCCTGGATAGGTGTTGTCGGTCAAGTTCGTAGTGTCGGCGAAGGCTGTTGGAGTAATGGTCGCACAAGAGAAGATTCTGCGGGCCATGATCTAGTCCTTTCAGGGTTGCAGGATAGAAGGCTGCGTTAGCGATTGCGCTTGGACCGATTTGATCCACTCGTCGATCCGCTTGGCTTGACATCTGCATTCGCCGTCCAACGCATACCGGACAGCGCACGGATCGTCGCAGATTGGCCTATCACACTGCGGACATTCCCCACGATTTCTCGTGCGGAGAGGGTTCTTGATAACGATTCTGTCGCAGTGGGAACAAGTGAAGGTAGCCGACTTGAACAATTTCGGCATACCAAAAGCTACGAGGCAGGAACGGCCGGCAGCAAGCGCTTCCTGAAAAGTGAATCCAGGCGATTCCCGATGGTCAATGATGACCTCGCCGTCACGTTCTGACTTGCGAAATACGCTCATGAATCGGGAGCCTATGACCTAGTTGTATGCGACTATTATACGACTAAATTGTGTGGCCTTCAAGACTGCTCATTTTGGTCATTTTATGGTCAGACATGTAGGCCAGTAGTGGACGGCCTCGCTGTACGACATATACTGTGGGTTTTGAACACCTCCCCTAACAACCCACCGCATCAAGTCACGAGGAAGGGGAATTGGCCTATTATAGTTAGTCATGTGGTACATGAAGCTTGCTTGTGGGGTGATACATGCGTGAGGTCTAGCGAATGCCGCCATTGTCATACAAGCCGACGCGCAATACCCATCAATGATTAGTTTACCATGCCGATGAATACTTTGGGCTTGGTGCACATATTGAGAGACTACTCCACCGGTATCTCCGTGGATTGTACAGGGATTACAAAGAGCCGCTGCTAAGAGCAGGTGGTTCATTTGCCGCCGTTAACTATGGGTATTCGGGATGCCAACGCTTGAAGCACTTTCGTCATGTCTTTCAGTGTCTCTCCAATCCTGGTCTCCATACGGATCTGCCACGCCTCGCGACTAGCTGCGTTGGCGTCAACCTTAGCAAGTATCTGATCAACGACCCTACTAAAGGTGTCCTTACGGACAAATTCATCACGCATAAACAGCTCTACCTGATTAACCTTTTCCCTAATAGCTTTCAGGCCCTCACCTGATTGGGACATGGTAGTCTGGCCAGCGAGTGCTTGTTCATCCTTCAGTAGCCTAAGTTCCTTATCAATCTCTTCCCTATGCAGCGCAATAGTCTTCATCAACTCGGTCTTAATGTTCCCGACCGCCCATACAGTTCCGCCGGTGGTGACTACGATTGTCACAAGAAACCCGAGAACACCAAGACCCACCATAAACCACTGGGATAAGGTCTCATGCTGAATAATATGCGTGATCTCGGCTCCTGCGCCTACACCAGCACCAGCACCGGCGGCTTGGGCTAGGTCCATCGCAGTCGAGAGTGGTATTTCCAACATCACGGGGTACCTGTTGGTTACTTAACGGTGTTAATCTTTTGCTGAGTCTGCTGGATTTGCTGTTCCAGCTCTTGAATCCGCTGCTCAACTGTCTGGCTTGGAGCCTTCTGTTCGTCCAGTTTTGCAGCGTACAAGGAACTTTGGAGCTGCTGTAGTTGCAACTGCCAGACGGCTCGAGTAGTATCAGCTTGCGCTAACTTAACAGGGGAGACCTGTTCGTTTACCCACCAATGGGTCGCAACTTCTGGTAACCCTAAGGCTGACCATGCCGGTGGTACCGCATTAACAGCACCTGCACTTGCAGCTATCAGGGCAAAGATTGAGGTCAGCCACTTACGAAACCGGGTTCCCCAAACCAGCGTCGTGAAGTTCATCTTACGTCTCCTGCTCTCCTACCCCGAAGACAGGATCCGGCTGTGCACCAGGCATTGCTGGCGAAGCGCTTCCACTCCCCGGGGCCGTTTCTGATGGGGTTGAATGTTCGAACACGGGCATGCGATTGTCGAAGGACACGATACGTCTTGCCTCTTGATCCGTGAACAGCGGCTTTACCTTGCTTGACCTAGCAAAGTCTTGGGACTTCGACAGGTTAGAAGCAGAGCGAGCCATCTGTGCAGAGGTCTGCGCACGCTCTAACGGATTGAGTTTGAACGCTTCCGGCCAGTTGATCTTGATACTAGTCGGCTTCGGTAACGTCCCGGCATTGATGCATACATCGAGGAATGGACGCAACACAACAGGATCTGCATACTCTGTGACGCGCTCAGAGACTCTTTCCGACCAAGCCGCACGGTCTTGCTGTGAGACGGTCTCGCCTCGGGAGGAGCCGACGAGGATGGACTGTGGGATTCCAGACGCTGCCGATAGTAGGGCAATGACGTTGTTGAATGCTCCTTGTGGGTCAGTCATCTTCCCTGCAAGTGGGTTGATCTTGACGCCACGTGTCCGGATAAATCGGCGGATCTCGTGCTGATAGTCCTCGACCTCCTGCTGCAGGTTCGCCTGGTCGTCAGGTGAAAGATCCATCTCCTTGTCGACGTCGATCTGCATACCGCGATTGGCAACCAACCAGAAAGCCTCCGATCCACCACCAACGATCTTCAATAGGTCGTCCAAGAGATTGGTTACGACTTCCAAGCGGCTCCTTCCGTAGACAGGATCTTCCAAGAGTCCTTCGGCTACGTGTAAGACCCTACTGGCATGGACGTCAAACTGCCTGCGACCATACTCACTAGAATAGGAATAGCCTTGGTTGCCAGTCCTCATCTCGGGGCGGAATCTCCCTGGGGAGACGGTGTAAACTTCGGGTAGGCCGAAACGCGGACTTCGATTATCCTCGTTGTATTCCCTAACTCTTACCGCAGCCTCAGCATAGGGTTGCAGGTAAAGAATCTTCCGCTTCGCCCCCGACGTTAACGGACGATCGAGTGGTTGACCGTCATCAAAACCAAACACGAGTAGGGCGAACTGTCCAAGTCCAGCCAGTTTGTCGAGCCGGATAATCTGCTGCCAAACGTTGATTCCGCTCAACGTCGGGTTTGTCAGCGTCTGCCAAGCATCTGAAAAGGCTTGGTCCGCAAGGATCTCTGGAGGATCTGCCCATGTTGACATAACAGGCTGATTGATAAGCCTCTGCGCCATGTCTTGACGAAGGTAGCGAGCAACGTAGTCATGCTGTTGCAGGAATCGCGTGTACCCGAGGACGGCATACATATCCCGTGCGCCGCCATATTGCATTCCCGACAACCACAGACGAACGCGATTGAACCACGCATTCATCGTCTGCGCGTTACCGCCAAAATCGTCCTCGTTGACGTTAGCTTTTAAGCCAGGAGGTGTTACTTGGTCCATTATCTACTCCCCCATGTAGCCGAACGGACGCTGAAAATAGCCTTCCGTGGCGGCCTGGTTGGGTCAGAAAGTTGTGGCTTGGGCAGCAAATCACGTCCCCAAGTCGCGGAGAAGATCTTCTTTCCGGTCAAATGACAGTAGCAAGCCGCTGCAGAATCTACCTGATCGTCGAAATCTCCTGTCGGGAACGTGTCGAATTCCTTGATAAACGCGTCATTCCACGAGCCTTTGAGTAGTTTTACCTTGCCAGATTCAGCCCCTGCTAGCATCGGTTGCGAGCGAACCAGCTTGTTCTTGGTCTGTGGGATCGGGATTACGCGGTATTCCGGGACGACATTGGCCTCGTAATGCGCAATTAACGCCTTTCCTGCGGCTCCTGGCTCTTGGAAAATGCCGATTTGCGTGCCCAGACCGTCCGCAATAGCAGTTTGTCGGACCAATTTCTCCAGTTCTTGCGGAGAGATTTGCCGTCTAATGACGTTTGTGATGCAGAAGAAGTCCCTTTCCCGCTCATAAATACCATGGACACCAGCAGAATAATCACCACCACCCTCAGTAGCAGCGATATCCCACATACGCATCTGCTTGACATGTCCAAAATCCGGCAAAATGTCGATTGGAGGCTTCAACCAATTGCCGTCGGCGATCTTAGAAGACTCGTCAACCGGCTGTTGTTGGTAGAGGGCACGAAAGAAAGTGGAGCCAAGATCCTCCTGGATCTCGTTTAGGGCCGCAAGATCAAAGCGTTCTGGGAATAACGGGTCCCCATTGACACGGCCGATCGCATCTTGTTCGCTCTCTTTAAGCTCAGCAATGGCCGGAAAGACGATATTTGTCCACCTTCCAGGCTGAGCTTTCAATAGACGACCAATCAGATCGTCAGAATGCCATCGGGTGGCGATAATGATGATGCTGGCGCCAGGTTCTAGCCTAGTACGCGCTGTGGTAACGTACCAATCCCAGACGTATTGGCGGTAAACAGGGCTCAGAGCCTCCTTGATTTCCTTGATGTAGTCGTCAATTACAAGAACATGAGCTCCACGGCCAGTGATAGCGCCGCCGAGACCAACAGAAAACATATATCCATCAGTTTCGGTAAGGAAAGCATTAACTCGACTAGCATCTCGTCGTATCTTTGCACGGAGTTCATCCTCATGATCTTGGATAAGATCTCTCACACGTCTACCAGCGACTTCGGCGAGATCAGCGCCATAGGCCGCCAGAATAACGTTGTGCTTAGGGAAGTTCTCTAAGATCCACGAGCTGGTCCCCACAGAAATCAACTCGGTCTTGCCGTGTCGAGGTGGTGCGGAAATAATGATTCGTGCCCCACCTCTAGCAATTGCTTGGGCGACAATAGCACTGGTATACTGGAGCCACGGAGCGGCAATCCATGCGCCTCCAGAGAGGTGGGACATTTGTGTCGCCGGTGTCAACCGCCAATTGGTTGCCAGCCTCTTTAGCAGACGCTGCTGCTCATGGTCGAAGGCAGGCATACTCATCGGCCTACTCTCAAGACTAGCTCTTGCAGCTGTTTAACGTCCCCCGCTTTCCTAAGAATGTCCCTGATGTCTAGTTCGCCATCCTCGGTGATTGTAGGACCGTTAGGGGCGGGGGAATTGGGATCACCAGGCTGTTGGATCATCGTTCGCATTGTAACTTCGACCGACTGGGCAGCCTTTTGTGGCTCCGCCTCTTTACGATCTGCACCGAGCGCTTTACGTTGGAGCTCGATTACTTGTGCAAGCGTCTTGACGAACTTGTCAGGCTCTTCCTTTAAGTTGTCCCAGTTGACCGACGGGGCAAGCTTCGTCAGTTGGGTAAGCAGCTTCTCCGCCTCAAGGAAATGGCGATCATCTGTCTTTAGGATCCGTTGTTGGCGCATCCTTTGGTGATGGACGACAGCCAATGCGTCGCTAGCTTGAACTCGGAATGCCCAGTAGTTTGTGTGGAATAGTGCCGCGGCGCGCCTTCCATAGTCCCTAGGGAGTAGGTGTAGTTGCCTGGCTCCTGGGAGGTTAAGGTAGTTCTCGAACACGTTGTAGTCGTCTGGGGACTCCCATGGTAACGCACACCATAAGGGAAGACCTTGAATACTTGGATAGCCTTCGTGGTAATCGATCTTTACTTCCGCGGCTTCCAAGAAGGACAAAACTTTTTGGTAGTCACCTTCCTGGATGTCGTTGAACATCTTCGGGTCTAGCAAGTCCGGTCGGTATATGTGTGATGGCAGCTTGTAGTCGTTTAAGGGGATGTGTTGTGATAGCGTGAGCACTAGCTCTGCATGGCTGCGAATGCTAGGGGATTGGTACTCCGGTGTGGAGACAAAGGGTCGAAGAGCCATTGGAATAGGTGGAGCCATAGGCTCTTCGACCAGTTGGGGGAGGCTCGGTGGTCCGTTGATAGTCGCTGGGACGGACCGAAATTGACGGTCAGCTGGGTTGTCAAGCCCTTCGTTCTCCCCTGGGAGAGGCTTTTGAAAGTGCTCGATTGTCAGCTGCTTCATAGTTATAACCTAGTGCAACTGGCGCTGTTGTATTCCCGTAAAGGATGCCATATGGCTGCCTCCAGAGAACAGTTCGTCAGCGGCTATTGCAAGGATGGAAATTAGTGCAATGGCTGCTATGATGAACTTGAGAATCTCCAGGATCCTACCAAACGGTGGGAACACGGTTGCAGCCCACTCGACGATCTTGATAACCACGTACCATACGAGCAGGACGACGATCACGCCAATAGCGAACCATAGAATGTTCAGGGGCTGGAGCGGATTACCTCCGCCCATCAAGACGCCTCTAATGGCGATGATGAAGGCGATAATGATCACACCCGCCACTGCGATTTGTGCGATCTTCTTGAAGTTCGGATCCGTTGGGATGAATTCCAACGCGGCCCAGATGATACCTCCGATCACGAAGAGGCCGACAACTACGATAAGGAAGTCGAACAGACCGGCCATTAGTGGGCTCCTTGGTAGCCACTCACCTTCATGCTAGAATTATAGGAGCTTATCGATCGATGGTCAAGCCGTCTCTTTCTGGTCATTTTATGGTGGCTCCATCAGGCGTGGGCCTCACTTTTCCGACGTGCAAAATTTTCGTGGTTGGGAAACCTACTGAGCGCGCGGCGCGGCCAAATTCGTCTACAAATCCGAAAATTTTTAGCCAATCCACCGCCAAGCGAATTATGCGTAGCAGCTAAGCAAACATAGCGCGGGTGATTATTTTAATATGCGTTATATTCATAATTGTAAGCAATGCAGCTTACTACAAGGAGATCCAAGATGTCGAAGAAAGAACAGACTGCGAACGTCGAGCTGAAGTTCGATCCAGAAAAGCTCAGCGTACTCACAACTACCAGCTCACGCATCCGCTACCTCGACGCGTGCGGAATGACGAGAGGCGAGATTGCGAAGACGCTGAACAAGCGCTATCAGCACGTTCGTAACGTTCTGATCACTCCAGTAAAGAAGGGCAGCTAGCAACAACAATAGGAGCGCGCAAATGCGCTCCTAACTCTTTCCGCTAAGGAGACTAGCCATGTTAGAGACGGTATGGGAACTATACCTAGTGTACGTAATGGTGCCGATGATCAATCACATCATCGTCGTGGATATGGGCGTAGTGACGGTAGCAGCCATAGCGATCTGGAAGAGGTGGTGACATGAGTGACGCAGTATGGATCTGGGTCTTCTTCAACCTCATCCTTCCCGTCATAATGATAATGTACGCCATCCACATCAACTGGTAAGGAGAGGGCTTCGGCCCTCTTTCTTTTGCCCCGAGAGGCCCGGGGACCGTGCGACCGCCCTGCGGGCCCACCCTGTAGGACCCGGTAATAGAGGTACTGGTTTTGAGCCAAGCAAATTCCGAATAGCAGCCCAGCGAAATGAGCGCGGGTGTTAATTTAGGGGGTGTGGTATATTGATCATGTTGAGACGAAAGGAGATCCAAATGTCCAACACAACCAAAACCCAAACCACTCTTCCAACCATCACCATTCCCTCCAACCTAACCACTACCTCTTCCAAAATTCGATACCTCCATTCCCAAAACCTAACTCGTTCCCAAATCTCCAAGTTCCTAAACATTCGGTACCAATGGGTCAGAAATGTCCTAATCACTCCTACCAAAAAATCCTAATCCAAACTGGGTGGGCCCAAAAAGCCCACCCTCTTTTTTTTTTTACCCTCCGGGACCGGGCAAGGGCCGGGACGTCCGGGGACCAGGCGGTCACGTCGGCCCTAAAGGGACCGGGCCCCCTACGGTCGGGCCAAAGAGGTACTGGTTTTAGACAGGCCTGCGGCCCGGGCGGGCTAGAAGTGGCCCATAGAGGTACTGGTTTTCAGCCCATCATTTTCTGCCGGGCAGACCAGCGTTTTGACCATTGGATTGACCTCTCGACCTGAGATATAATCTAATTGTTAGGTTGAGATGGTCTCAACCAACAACCAACTAGGAGTACGATCCATGACACGTAAACAAATCGACCAAGCGATCCAGGTTGCGGAGTCCCACGTCGAGGCAGCGCAGGTCACCGGGTACGATCCCGCCGTCCTGACATCGCTCCAGACCACCTCCGGTCGGATCCGGTACCTGGACGCGTGCGGTCTCAAGCGCGGGCAGATCGCCAAGATCCTGAACAAGCGGTACCAACACGTCCGCAACGTTCTGATCACACCGGTCAAGAAGTCCTAACGGTACGGAACTGGGGAGGTCGCAAGACCTCCCTTCTTTCTCGCCCGGAGGGACCGGTCATCATATGACCAGGCATCACACCTAGGCCTTCGCGACCCGGTCGTCCTGAAAGGGCCGCCTAGGGACCGCCCAAAGAGGTACTGGTTCTTGGCCCGGTCATATTATCACCTGAGGACCGGTCAGGGCATGCCGCCTGCATTGATGGGGCCGCCTAGGGAGGAGGTGTTGAGGTACTGGTTTTACGGGTGTGCCTGACTTTTCTGGTCTGACTAGTACTGCGGCGCGGTTGGCCCGGACCCCAGGTTCGCCCTACTTGGCTACCCTTTTGGTCGATCTACAGACCCGAATGTTCAACAATCTGCACGACATTTCTTAGGCTAACTAGGGCTAACTAATAGCGCCTGCCACGTATTTCTTTAACTATTTCAACGAGTTATTAGTTTCCCTGATTAGTTAGTTATTTTACTATTTATACTATTAGGAATATTTGATTATGGTCCTTTTTATATACCTTGTTCCCCTATTATCCTACAGTTAAAAAACTAACTAATCAATATAAGTAATAACTAGTTGATTTTATTCAACTATTTTTTGGTCCGAGCCCCTAGTTAGCCCTAATTAGCCAAGTCCACTCCCACCATCATTTTGACCATTGATTTGACCAGAGGACGTAATATATAATTTTAATATTGATGCAGATCCAAGGAGCAACAGATGGAACCTGTGACAAAGTACAACGTAGACGAGTTACGCGCGGCACTGAAGAGCTCACGGCACCCGCGCTACTTTATGGATCATTACGACGTAAGCCGGTTACTTGGTAAGAACCCAGGTAATCACCTTCCGGACGATGGTTTCGAGCTCGTGCATAATGGCGTGACCATTAAATGCGAGCCTATCGTTCGCGTTCCAGGTAAAAAGAGCAGTAAGCATCGGGTGTTCTATTATTGCGCGTGCTGCAAGTTCATACCGCTGGGGCGTGCACATCAGCACCTGCCGCATTGTGAAGCACGTGACAACACGGTCTAAGGACAAACACAATGACACTGATCGATCAAGGGGTTAAGCTGGTAAAACAGCTCATGGACGATCCGGACTACAATGCACTGTGCGACGAGTACGTACGCCAGCGCATCGAAGAGTTCGGGGCAGAGAATCTTCCTACCGAGGGGAGGTTCCAATTAGAGACCACGCTGGCAAGCGAGTTCACGTCACTCGTTTGCATCGGCGTACAGATCACATAGGAGCGACCATGACCATAATAACTAAGAACGTTCCCATACCGAAAGACCTACGGGGGCGTCCATGTAAGTACCCATGGTACCACATGGACGTCAACGACAGTTTCCTAATGCCGCCGGGAACAACAACGTTGCAGGCCCATACAGCCTGCAACAACGTCAACAGTCGACACGATCTTAAGTTCCGAGCAGTCAAGCAGGCCGATGGCCGCTACCGAATCTGGAGGATCAAATGACGCAGTTCGATCCAAAAACCAAAGACACCAAAACAGCCACTGCGGACTTCGAGACGTACTTCCTGAAGATCCCGAGAGCAGAGCTCGGTGGCTTGATCAAAGAGTACATTGCCGAGAGCAACCACGGCGGATGGGATGGTTTCTCGTCCCGTGACATTACAGGGATCAAGCGGATGCTGTTCGACGTCATGATGTACCACTACTACAGTGGTCATGGAGGGCCTGATAACCCGACCGACGAAGAACGCTACCAGCAATTCGCGATCGACACCAGCAACATCAACCCAGTTCCGTGAGGCAACCATGAAGATCAGGCTACAGGCAAAACTGGAAGATCTGTTCCCAGAGATGGTCGAAGAGAACGATCCCTGGACAGAGGAGCGTATCAGTCACGAAGTCAGTAGGCTCGGTGGCTGGTTGAAAACCGCGTTCCTGCTGGACAAGATCGAATACACCCACACCGGCACCTACGCCTACTACATGTTGGAGATGGGCATACGACAAGCGCAGGGGGTCTTCGAGCTAATGGGCGTTTTAACCATGTTCGACGCAACCACACAGGAGGCCTAACCAAATCTGATGGGCGGCCACTTGATTTGCCCATAAGACCTGCGTTATAATTACAACATAGCAACATTCAGGGGTTAATCATGACTTGTTACAACATCGACATTAACGAGGGCCAACGCCAAATCCTTGAAAAGGCTCTCGCAACTATTCCACTCAAGACGCATCCGAGCCTTCTAAGCACGGCAATCGGCACCGGATGTGGTGCGTATGACACTGAGTACCAAGAGTACGTCGTCCTATTAGAAATGATCCGAGACCTACCGAAACAAGAGGCCGATAGCCCTGGAGTAACACACGGGCTCTGCCTCTAACAGCGTCTGAACTGTAACTAACCACTTGTAACTAACCACTTGTAACTGATCACTAGCAACTGATCCAAGCGAGGAACACATGCTATATCCAAGAGATCTAGCCAAGCTGAAGTACCGCTACAAAGTTCGTCAGGGTTTGGGCGGATTTCCTACCGATATGCTACGGTACGATCGAGCAATCGTCGTCGACCAGGAAGAAGTCGACAGAGTCCACGACATCCCGATCTACGAGTACGTCATCATGGGCGAAACCAAACCGACCGTCGGTCGCTGGGAGTCGTTCATGTACGTGATTGTTGGGGAGGTAACCATCATATGACCACATTCTACGAACGCGTCGTAGGACGCGATCCGAACGGACATCAGCGTGTGTACGCTGAGACGTTCCTTGAGGCACATCAAGAGGCTGCAGCCTACACATTGCGCCGTCCAGATACTAAACCTCTGCATGGGTGGAAGTTCTACCTGCAACACTTCATGGACGGCGAACTACTTAGGGAGGAGCTCCTTACATGAGCCTTGAGCAGATCGAACTGCTCTGCATCACCAACGACAAGAAGGTGAAGGCAGACGTCCTCAACTGTAACGATCGGCACCTCAAAGTGGCGGTCGTAGGTACGAACCTCACGATT